TATCTTTAAATGGGAATCTTCTTTCTTCACCATCTACTTCTACTACTGCGTAGAAATTTTCTTCAATAACTTCTTCTTCGAGATTTTCAGCTTTCATAGCGAGTCTTTTCTTAAGTCTAACAGAAAGTGGCTCTTTAGCTTCTTCTAAAGGTTCGATATTATCTTGATTTTCATCTTTTACAATATCAAGTTCGCCATCTTTATTTAAGCCAATAGTAACATCATCACCAGTACCTTTTTCTTTGCTATCTTTAGCTTCATTTAAAGACTCATCAAGCTCTTCTCTATCTTCTTCTGTTTCTGGATCAAGATCTTTTATTTCATCTTCATCATCAGCTTCGGTTTCAATTTTCTTACCATCTACTTCAACTTTTACATCTTCACCAGATTCTGTTTCAACAGTAATTTCTTCATAAGGTGCTACCTTACCGATAATTTTGAAACCATCAGAAGAGTAGCAATAAGGACAAAGTTCGCCAACATTTGCCATATCAGCATCTTCTTCAACTGTTACTTCTTCTTCACGTTTGTAGATCATAGAATGACATACTTCGCATGCTAAGATAATATCACCGATGTATGAGTCTTTAAGATCTTCTTCTGTTTCTGCTTCAGGATCAATAACAACTTCTACATCTGTGAGAAGGTCATCATCCATGAAGTTTGATAGTTTTGCAGCCCCATCGTTATCGAAGCTGAAAGTTTCACTTTCTAATAACTTCATTTGCTGAAAGGCTTCTGCTAAATAATTTGTAGCCATTATTTATTCTCCTGTAAGCATTGCTTAATTTTAATCTATTGGATAATTTAGTTGACTCGCTTTACGCATTTGCTCAACGAGCTCTTTTTCTTCGTCGATACCTTCTTGCAAGATATCTGTATCTAATTCCCATAACGCATTTGTTTGGGTAAATTTCTTTCTTATTCTTCCTATAACTTGCTTGCAAATAGCTAAGGCTAATCGCATTTCGATATCTATCCAGAAATCTGAAACTATTTGCGATACATCATCATATTTAGGAACAAATTCTATAGTTATATATTCTGGTAAATCATAACTGCAGTTTATATAAAGCTGATTAGTATGTTTATCGAATCTAAATAACAAATCGGTAGATAATGTATTTCTAACTTGCAAAGATGTGTTATATGCAGCATAATTCTGCACAAAACTAGTCATAGTACTTATACCAGATCCTACACCAGCCATCATTTGCCATGAAGCTAGATACATAGGATCGTGAGTTCCTCCATTTATAGATGTATCTGATGTTATTCCATAACCTTCTGATCTAAATACTCTAGATACAGAGCTTACTTTTTTATCGGTTAAATCTATACATTTGGTGTAAGGAATTGTGATTAAAACTGTGCTATCTATATATCTCTATATCTATCTAAAAGCACTATTGATGCAGCCATCAATTGCTGCATCATTAAGTTCTAAATCAATAACCCCACCTGTTAAGCGAAGTTTAATTTCATCTCTATATGCGGCTAATTCCACTGCATCTCCCCTTATAAAAAACAAAGCACAGCTGGCTGACGGAGGTAATCAACCAGCCATGCTTAAAAACAATCTCACCCTTTTCTGAGTGAGTCTGTGGACAAATTTACATACTATTCAATTAATTTAGCAAGAAAAAATCTATAAAAGTGATAGAAAATTTCAAAATAAGAAAAAATCGAAGAGTTTTTATGCGCTCTTCGAATTAATTTAAAAATTAATAGCTATGTAAAGTATTTGACTATAAGCAAATAGCTTTAAAGGTCTTTTTTATAACTTTTAATTTGAAAAATTTTATAAAAGCTGGTATTTCTGTGTAATCTAAAAAATCAATATGCAATATATCAGCATTATCAGATAAACTCGAATCATATGTTATTGTTTTGTCTTCAAATTGCATTGAAGCATCTTTTTTAACAAATATAGCTTCTAATTGCATATATAAATCAGATAAATCTTCTTCAGAAGAATCTGGTAATGGAAAAGCATCTACTGTATGTAGAAATCCTATAGGTATTAACTCAACATAAGTTCCTTTAGGTATTATCTGTTTTTCATAAATTTTATTTCCTAATAAATCTTCACCTTTATATATTTTTCTTTTTATAGTCTTACCTACTATAAATTTATACATAGTTAATTTTCCTTATTTTTAGTTTTCATCTATCATATATTTTATACAGAAAAAAGAGTCTTGATTTCTCAAGACTCTTTAGCTTTTACTATTAAATTTTTATTTGTGATTAAGCTTGTTCTTTAGTGTTAACTACGTAAGCTTCTTCAACGATTTTACCAGCAACAAGAAGGTTTTTGTTGAGGATCTTGAGGTCATACATAGTTGACCAGCCTTGGCTCATACCACCGTCAGCATAGTTAAGCAATTGAGTAGGAACTACTGGCATGTAAGGAGCATAAACAGCTGCAGAGCTCATCATATCGTTACCATTTACACCGAGTACGAATTTACCAGCTTCAATGTTTGGAGTAACGAATACTTTCATACCATTGAATGTACCAGCCATGTAAGGACCGTTTACATTGCTTGCAGAAGCAGCTTTGAATCCAGGAACGAAAGTAAGTACAGGCATAAGGTCAGAAGCAACTAACATGTAGTTAGGCATAAATCTCTTAGTTCTGTCATATACTTTTTGTTTTGCTTTTTCAACAACTGCTGCGAATGCTGCGTAGTGTTCCATCATAGAGATACCATAAGGTACTGTTTTATTGAATACAACTGCGTCATCTGCATCTGCATTGTCGATAAGAAGTTGGCAAACTTCAGTATCAATTTCGTAACTTAATTGAGCAACAGCTTTTTCAGCAAGTTGATCGCCAAGGTCGAAACCATAATCAGTTTTAGCTTGGAAAGCAGCCATTTGGCTGTAGTAGATAGCAATTCTTCTAGCTCTTGCAACAAGAGGAATAGTATCCATTTCAGCGTTTACAACAGGAAGGTCGTTTTGAGGAATAGAAACGTTATCATATACATATGCAACTCTATCACCTTCTGCAACAGCTACAACACCATCATCATTAAAGTTTGCATATTGTTCAGAACCATCTGCTTTCATGATTTTAACATCATATTTAGCATCATCATGTCTGAAGAAACCTTTTAATACAGGGGTCCAAGCTGCTTTGAATTCAGTTACACCAGCACCAATAGTTTCAACAACTTTATCGGAAGTGTAGTAAGGATCAACTTTACCAAGACCGAAAGGACTGTTAAGTACTTCGCCTCTCTTTGAATCACCTTTGTTTGAACCAACAGTATATTTAATGTAGTTAACATAACCGCTGAGTGAGCTCATAGGTTGTACGAGAACGAGGTCGAAAGCAATAAGGTTAGGAGTAGCAACAGTAGTAAGGTTCATAGAGAATTTTCTGAAATGACCCATGTCGCTTCTTTGAGTACCAACGCTTTGTTCAAACGCTTCGCTTAAGAATTTGTTTTGGTTTTCAAGTAATTTTGCAACAACGAGTTTCTTTTGTTGAGGAAGTTTTTCGCCGTTGTGTGATTTTGCATAATAGCTTTCAGACACTGCAAGTCTGGTTTTATAACTTTCAAGTAAGTTAGCCATAATATTTATTTCCTTTTTATCATAAATCTAATTTGTCTAAGCCTGCTAGACGTAATAAACTGTCATCTATTTCGTCATCAACCCATGTTTTAGGCTTAATGGGTTCTTTTGATTCAGTAACTTTAACTTTCACTCTTTTATTTGAGTCGATAGAAATAGGAAGTTTGCTAAGCTTTATCTGATATCCTTGCAAACTCTCGCAAATTTCATCTACATCATCGAAAGTACAATCTTCTGTGAGTCTGTTTTTAATTTCTGTAGCTGAAATACCTAACGTAAGTGCTTTTGAATCTATATATCTAGAAACAGCTTCTTGAGCTATCTTTTTATAATGTTCCACAAGCTTGTTAGATTTTTGAGTTTTTTCAGAATATTCTTTAGCTTTAATAGCAGAATTCTTCTTTAAGTCTTCTATCTATTCGGTTAAACTTTTCTGAGTTTTTTCTGATTCGCGTCTTTCAAGTGTTAGCTTTTCTGTAAGCTTCTGTATCTTATGATCTTTTTCAGATTCTAAAGACTCATTTATAGCTTTCTTTTCAGCTTTTTCTTTTCTTACTGCTTCAGAAAGTTTTGCGTAACGCTTACTAGTTGCGTTAAGCTGTTCGGTTGTTTCATGTAATCTCTCAGTAAGGGAGCTAATCTCTGATTCTAAAGCAGTAACTTTATCTTTATCAGTGCTGATTTGATTTGCTTTAAGCATTTCAATTTCTTCTTGATACTTAGCTTCTTTTGCATAGCAAACTGATAACTGTTCTTGCACAGCTTGATATGATTCAGTTAATTCTTTATTCTTGAGAATTTCTCTCTGTAATTC